CATTAAAAAACTTGTTAAAAAAGCGGTAAAAAGAATTGATACTAATGTAAGTGGCCACGTTGATAAAAAAGATAAAACTATGGGTGATTATGGGGAATTTGTCCCTTCTCCAGATGGAAAGAAGAGATTAGTTACTAAAGTAAAAAAGGAAGAGTTTTCAGATTGGAGACAAGAACTTGACGAAAAACTAAATTTAAAAAAAGCAGAAATGGGTGAAGTTATTGATGATTTTTATAAGTCCGATGCTCCACAATTTAAAGGCAAATCAAAAGAAAAGCGTCGTGAGATGGCAATTGCCGCAAAGTTGAGTGCAGATGAAAGTTTTGAAATTGATCCAAAAGCACATAGACAAGCACAAAGAGAAAAGAAAATTAGAGATAGAATCAAAACCGGAGATGAGGGATCGGAAATTGCAAAGAAAAAGGTGAAAGGTCCAAAAATGTTTGGTGAAGATTGGCAGAAAGTGAATAAGTCTGATAAGACTGATGGTATGAGTGCTGCTGCAGTCAAAGCATATCGTCGTGAAAATCCAGGTTCTAAATTAAAGACTGCCGTAACTGGTGATCCAAAACCAGGCAGTAAGGATGCCAAGCGCAGGAAGTCCTTCTGTGCCCGCTCTAAGGGGCAGCAAGACATGCATAATATTGATTGCTCAAAAACCCCCGATAAACCCGTTTGTAAAGCCCGTCGTCGCTGGAAGTGCTGAACTATGCAAGTAATTAAAGTTTTGGGAGAATCTACTCAAGTAAATGCAGGATCTGGATCATCAGTTCCTTGTTCGGTTAATGGTAGTATTGGAGCAACTATTGGTGCCGAATATGTAATGGTCCAACATAGTCACTCATCAGATCGTTTAATTGAAATAAGAACTGGTGCGGGAGTTACATATGGTAGTATACATATGGCAGGAAAAGATCCAATTATCGTTCATAAAGCAAGAACTGATTTGATTTATTCAAGTGCAGCGGATGTATATGCAACATCAGTAGTATATCAAGGATGATTTAATTTTATTATGAGTGAAGTATATCTTGGTAATCCTAATCTAAAAAAAGCAAATACACAGATTGAGTTTACCGAAGAAAATATCATTGAATTCCTTAAATGTAAGGAAGACCCAGTTTATTTTGCCAGAAATTATGTAAAGATTGTTTCTCTCGATAGAGGTTTGGTGCCTTTTAACATGTATCCTTTTCAGGAGAAACTAATCCAAAACTTCCATGATAATAGATTTAATATTTGTAAGATGCCTCGTCAGACAGGAAAGTCTACGACCTGTGTATCTTATTTGTTACATTATGCCGTCTTTAATGATAATGTTAACATAGCTATACTGGCAAACAAAGCATCTACGGCAAGAGATCTTTTAGGAAGATTACAACTTGCATATGAAAATTTGCCGAAATGGATGCAACAGGGTATCATAGCATGGAACAAAGGTTCTTTGGAGTTAGAAAATGGGTCTAAAATTTCAGCAAACTCTACATCTTCATCTGCTGTCCGAGGCGGCTCCTATAATGTCATCTTTCTTGATGAGTTCGCGTTCATCCCGAATCACATTGCTGATGACTTCTTTGCCTCTGTTTATCCTACTATTTCTTCTGGGCAAAGCACAAAGGTAATTATTGTTTCTACCCCACGCGGTATGAATCATTTCTACCGTATGTGGCACGATGCTGAAAGAGATAAAAATGAGTATGTGCCCACTGATGTTCATTGGTCAGAAGTTCCTGGTAGGGATGATAAGTGGAAAGAACAGACAATTGCCAATACATCAGAACAACAATTTCGTGTTGAGTTTGAGTGTGAATTTTTAGGATCGACTAATACACTTATTAATGCTTCTAAACTAAAGAATTTTGTATATGAAAATCCCATTAAAAGAAATGCTGGATTAGACATTTATGAGAACCCAAAACCAGAAAATAACTATCTCATTACTGTTGACGTTGCTCGCGGTCTGGGCAATGATTATTCTGCATTTATCGTGTTTGATATTACAGAGTTTCCCTATAAGGTAGTTGCCAAATATAGAAACAATGAAATAAAACCAATGCTCTTTCCAAATATTATTGAGGAAGTGGGAAAGGCATATAATAATTCTTGGTTATTGGTCGAAGTAAATGATATTGGTGATCAGGTTGCAAGCATTATGCACTATGACTTGGAATACGATAATATTTTGATGGCATCAATGAGAGGTCGTGCCGGGCAGATTGTTGGCACTGGTTTTAGTGGAAAGAAATCTCAACTTGGTGTAAGAATGACTGCTGCTGTTAAAAAGTTGGGATGCTCTAACTTAAAAATGCTTTTGGAAGATGATAAGTTACTTACTGTTGACTATGAAATCATCAATGAATTGACAACTTTTTCTCAAAAACACAATTCATTTGAGGCAGAAGATGGATGTAATGATGACTTGGCAATGTGTCTGGTTATTTTTGCCTGGTTAGTGCAGCAAGATTATTTTAAAGAAATGACGGATAATGATGTTCGTAAGAGAATATATGAAGAACAAAAAAATCAGATAGAGCAAGATATGGCACCTTTTGGTTTTGTTTCCGATGGTTTTGATAATTTAGATGGATTTACAGATAACCAAGGAGATAGATGGTATACCGACGAATATGGTGATAAAAGTTATATGTGGGATTATTCATAATGGATCTTGATGATCAAATTAAGTTGGGTCACTTATTACTTAATGAAAGAAGATGTAGAGTTTGTGGGCAAACAAAAAATTTAATTGATAGTTTTTATAAAATTAGAAAAGATAAAAAACATTTACTATCATCTTATTCTTATGAATGTAAAGATTGTACTATCAAAAGAGTTATTGAGTCTAGAAATGATAAACCAGACATGCCCTACGATCCAGTACCAAGAATTAAAGATGTTTATCCCGATTGGTAGTGTTCATGCATTGTTTCCCCGCTGAAAATACCCCTTTTCATAAATATTTTTAGATAAATTTGGATTGCGAGGGAAATTAAGATGCCATTAAATTTAGCATCTCCTGGGATTGTAGTAAGGGAAGTTGATTTAACTATTGGAAGAGTTACTCCTTCTTCAGATAGAATTGGAGCTATTGTAGCACCTTTTGCTAAAGGACCAGTAGACGTGCCAATTCTTGTAGAAAATGAGAATGGCTTACTTCAAAACTTTGGTCAACCATATGCCATAGATAAGCACTATGAGAACTGGTTAGTTGCTTCTTCTTATCTTTCTTATGGCGGATCACTTAGAGTTGTAAGAGCAAACGACGCTCTATTAAATAATGCTTTTGTAGGAACTGCAACAAGTGTTAAGATTGATAGTTTAGACCACTACAACTTTTTAGGATATGATGAAAACACTTTAAGTGGTGTTGTTGTTGCTGCCAGAAACCCTGGTACTTGGGCAAACGAGGCAAGAGTTGCAATTATTGACTCAAAAGCAGATCAAATTCTGACGGGTATTAATACATCTGGAGTTGTTAACTTTGTTGCTGCTGTCTCTGATAGAAGTGGTACTTTAGTTGGTAGTGCTACAACAATTGGTATTTCGACCTCATCGGTAGCATTGGGGCAAATTGTAAGATGTGATGTTGCTGGAGTTGTTGCTGCAGGTACGACAGTTACTTCAATTACAACGGGAGTAGTTGGTATTTCAACTCAATCACTATCTTCTGTTGATATTACTACCACGTTTGACTTTGGTTCCAACTCAGTAGTCAGTGATCCATTAGTTGTTGGATATGGAATCACACAGGCAATAACTTCTACTCTTCCTGGTCTTGGTAGAACTACAAATCTTGATGGTCACTTAAAGGGCATTATTACTGAAATTGGTACATCTTCTGTAAGCGTAAAAGTTCTTTCTCATGTATCCTCTGCAGGAACTGTAACGGATGTAGATTATCAACCATCCGGAGTTTATGCATTTGCTGGAACAGGAGACGTTGCAATTACTAAAAATAATGAAACAACTTCTTATGGTTCCACTTCTTACACAGCAAGACAAGATTGGTTCGATCAACAAACAGTCGGTTTAACCACTTCATCTAGTATTAATTGGAATACTCTTGCACCAAGACCCGGAACTTCTGCTTATGCGGCAGCGAGAAACTCAAGATTTGATGAAGTTCATGTTGTCGTTATCGACTCTCTTGGAACTATCAGTGGAAATGCGGGAACTATTCTTGAGAAGCATTTAAGTCTTTCAAAGGCAAAAGATGCTGAGTTCTCTGCAGGAAGTCCATCTTACTGGAGAAGTTTCCTTGCTAATAACTCAGAATATATCTTTGGTTTAAATTCTCCTGCAAACACTGTAGAGACAGGTTATAGTTCCGATTTTGCACTTGTCTCGAATGGTAGTTGGAATAGGGATGCAGAAGGTACTATTTTTAATGCTGCAGGTTCTTCAACTGATGACCTAACAAGAGGAAAAAATTATGGAGGAAAAACTGGTATTGCATCAACTGGTGCTCTGACGGCAAGTATTGGAGAACTTTCCGATGGTTATGACTTGTTTGAGTCTACAGATAACTATAAAGCAGATTTCTTACTTATGGGATCTGCATCTGGAGCAAAGGTAGATGTTCAGGCACTTGCGAATAAAATTATTTCTGTTGCTGAACTGAGAAAAGATGCTGTTGCTTTTGTATCTCCAAGTAGAGATTCTATCATGAGTGGTACTACAACACAAGGTGATACGACAGTTTATAGCGCATCAACCATTACTGATAATGTGATTGAATTCTATGCTTCTGTTAGTTCATCTTCTTATGCAATATTTGATAGTGGTTACAAGTACATGTATGATCGCTTCTCAAATACTTTCAGATATGTTCCATTAAATGGAGATATTGCAGGTATTTGTGCTCGTACTGATATTAATAACTTCCCTTGGTATTCTCCAGCAGGAACATCAAGAGGTGCTATCTTAAATGCTGTAAAACTTCCTTATAATCCAACAAAAGCACAAAGAGATCGCTTGTATTCAAATAGAATCAACCCAGTTGTGTTCTCTGCTGGTGCAGGTATTGTTCTCTTTGGAGATAAAACAGGACTTGCGAAGGCATCGGCATTTGATCGTATTAATGTTCGTCGTCTTTTCATCTATCTTGAAGATGCCATTTCTACTGCTGCCAAAGATCAACTCTTTGAGTTCAATGACGAAATTACAAGAACAAACTTTGTAAATGTTGTTGAACCATTCTTACGTGATGTTCAGTCGAACAGAGGTATTCAAGATTATGTTGTTATTTGTGATGAAACAAATAACACTGCCGCAGTTATAGATAATAATGAGTTTGTGGCAGACATCTTTATTAAACCAGCAAGATCAATTAACTTCATTGGTCTTACTTTCGTTGCCACCAGAACTGGTGTTGATTTTGAAGAAGTAATCGGTAACTTTTAATTAGAATAGAGGTTCTAAAACTATGCCAACTAGAAATCAAATTAATAACATTCCCCTGAGGAAAATTACCGACTTCAAAAGTAAGTTGTCGGGTGGTGGTACAAGAAGTAATCTTTTTGAAGTTGAACTTGCCTTTCCAACAGCAGTTGGTATTGACGCAGTAACCTTAGATAAGACAAGATTTCTTGTAAAGTCAGCAGCACTTCCTGCTTCAAATATTACGCCATTGGAAGTAGCATTTAGAGGAAGAACTCTAAAACTTGCTGGAGATAGAACTTTTGAAACATGGACAATTACTGTCATTAATGATGTAGATTTCTCTATTCGCTCATCTTTTGAGAAATGGGCAAACTACATTAATCGCTTGTCAGATAGCACAGGATCTACAGATCCTGCAACCTATCAGGCAGATGCTTTTGTTCATCAGTTGAATCGTGACGGAACTATTTTGAGATCTTATCATTTTTATGATATTTTTCCAACTAATATTTCGACAATTAATTTGTCGTATGATACTGAAGCAATTGAAGAGTTCACTGTTGAAATGCAAATTCATTGGTGGGAAGCAATCAAGGGAACTTCTCCGGCAGCAGGTGGAGAAGACATCAACTAAATAATACATAATAACGAGTCAAGTTTATAAAATGGCGAAACTTTTTGGTTTTTCGATTGAGGATAAAGAAAAAAAATCAAATTCTGTAGTATCCCCCATCCCTCAAAATAATGAGGATGGGGTTGATTATTATATTCAATCTGGTTTTTACGGTCAATATGTAGATATTGAAGGTGTTTATAGAACTGAATATGATTTAATTCGTCGTTATCGTGAGATGGCACTTCATCCAGAGTGTGATGGTGCTATTGAGGATGTTATTAATGAAGCTATTGTGAGTGATTTGTACGATTCTCCAGTAGAAATTGAACTTACGAATCTAAATGCCGGAGAAAAATTAAAACAAATAATTAGACAGGAATTTAAGTCCATTAAAGAAATGATGGACTTTGATAGAAAATCTCATGAAATATTTAGAAATTGGTATGTTGATGGTCGTTTATATTATTTAAAAGTTATTGATATTAAAAAACCAGAGGAAGGTATTAAAGAGTTAAGATATATTGACCCGATGCGGATGAAGCATGTTCGTCAAGAGGTTAAAGAAGGTGAGAATAATTCTATCAATAGACTCAATCAAAATACAAATTTAAGCAATTCAAAAATAGAAGAATATTATGTTTATTCTCCTGCCCCTAACTATCCTATGGGAGGAATGTCTAGTGGTTCGAAAGGCGCAGTTAAAATTGCAAAAGATTCTATCACTTATTGCACTTCAGGTTTAGTTGATAGAAATAAAGGAACTATTCTTTCATACCTCCACAAAGCAATTAAGGCACTCAATCAACTTCGTATGATTGAAGATTCTCTCGTTATCTATAGATTATCGAGAGCACCAGAACGTAGAATTTTTTATATTGATGTTGGTAATTTGCCAAAAGTAAAGGCAGAACAATATCTTCGTGAAGTTATGAATCGCTATCGTAATAAGTTAGTATATAACGCACAAACAGGTGAAGTTCGTGATGATAAAAAATTTATGAGTATGATGGAAGACTTTTGGCTTCCAAGAAGAGAAGGTGGTAGAGGAACTGAAATTACAACTCTTCCTGGTGGTCAAAATCTTGGAGAACTTTCCGATATTGAGTATTTCCAGAAAAAACTTTATAGAGCACTTGGTGTTCCCGAGTCAAGAATTGCTGCCAATGAGGGTTTTAATTTAGGTCGATCTTCAGAAATTTTAAGAGATGAACTTAAGTTTTCAAAATTTGTTGGTCGTCTGAGAAAAAGATTTGCTCAGATGTTCAATGATATGTTACGCACGCAACTTCTTCTTAAGAATGTCGTAACCCCAGAAGACTGGGAAATAATGGAAGATCATATTCAATATGATTTCTTATATGACAATCATTTTTCAGAACTTAAAGAAGCAGAACTTTTGCAAAATAGATTATCAATCCTCACAACTGTTGAACCATATATTGGAAAATATTATTCTACAGAATATGTTCGTAAAAGAATTCTTCGTCAAACTGATTCAGAAATTATTGATATTGATCTTCAAATTGATGATGAAATTCAAAAAGGAATACTTCCAGATCCAAATGCTCCTGTTGATGAACTTGGCAATCCAATACCACAAGATAATTCTTTATTGGGTGATGTTCCACAAGAACCAGAAATTGATGGAAGTTCTACCGAAGCTCCAGAAATAACATAAACATAAATAATCTTATAATGAAAGTAAATTTTATGGAAGAACTTATCGATTTGATTGCGACTGATGGAAAACCATCAGATGTAACTGATAAAATTAAAGAACTTTTATATGCAAAGGCTGCCGAAAAGGTGGATGATTCGCGTTCTGAGGTGGCTACATCTATGTTTGCTGAACCTGAAGAAACACAAGAGGAAGAATAATGAGTAGAATTTTGTTGAAGGGAACAGAAATTCAAGTACCAAATACGGTTGGTGCTGGTTCAAGTTTTAGTGAAGCAACTGTTGTTCGTTTAGCAAATCCAAGTGACACTGATTATGTAATTACAGTTTCTGAAACTAATGCTGGACCAACAATTGGTACTTTCACTATGTTGGCAAATACGACAGAACTGTTGGAAAAACAACCAGCACATACTGTTCACGTATCAACCGGTACTGATGTATTGGGAACAAAAGTAGGATTCACAGGATAAACTAATGAAACTCATCACGGAAGAAGTAACAAACGTAAAAATTATTACCGAAGGTAAAGGTGCCGGTAAAAAATTATATATTGAAGGTGTATTTCTCCAAGGAAACATTAAAAACCGCAATGGTAGAATGTATCCTATGGAGACCCTTTCCAAGGAAGTAAAAAGATATAATGAAACTTTTGTAAATAAAGGTCGTGCTCTTGGAGAACTTGGACATCCTGATGGTCCCACCGTCAACCTTGATCGGGTTTCTCACAAAATTACTTCTCTTACTCAAGAAGGAAATAACTTTAGAGGTAAAGCGCAAATTTTAAATACCCCTATGGGAAAAATTGCATCTTCTCTTCTTGATGAAGGTGTTCAACTTGGTGTTTCTTCTCGTGGTGTTGGATCACTTCGTATGACTAATGAAGGACATAGAATTGTAGGAGAAGATTTTCAGTTAGCAACTGCTGCTGATATTGTAGCAGATCCCTCTGCTCCTGATGCTTTTGTTAATGGAATTATGGAAGGAAAAGAGTGGGTTTGGGAAGGTGGAATCCTTCGTGAACAACTTGCAGAAAAGACTCAGAAGAGAATTAATACTCTTGTTGACCAAAAAAGACTTGAAGAACATAAGTTAGACTTATTTAATCAATTTCTTCTAGATCTTTAAATTATAAATAAATATAGATTAATACAAAATCTATAAATCAAATGTCCGTTGGTAACAATTTACAAGAAATGGAAAACGTAGTAACCAAGGGCGCAGCAGCTGCTGACCCAATGCCTAAAATGGCAGATCCTGGCACCCAGTTAGGAAATGTAGAAGATCTTGGTGGACCTTCCCCAGAAAACTACAGACCTGATGATGATTCTGCGAAATTAAAAGACGCTGGAGCAATTCTTGCTCAAGTTAGAGACGTGATTAATAAAGGTGCGAAACCTGCCGAAGCAATGCCTGCAATGGCAAAGGAAGAGGAAGAGGTTGAAGGTGATGTTGTTGCTGAAGAAGAATCAACCGAAGAAGAAATTGTTTCGGAGGAAGAAACAACCGATGAAGAAGTAGTTGAAGAAGAGGTTGTTGAAGAAGAAGTAATCGATGTTGAAGAAGATGTAAATGCTCTTCTTGAAGGTGAAGAACTTTCTGAAGAATTTCAAGAAAAAGCACGCACTATCTTTGAAGCAGCAATTCGCACTAAAATTGCTGAAGTTAAAAAAGAAGTTGAAGATCAATATGAGTCTGCTCTTATTGAAGAAGTTGTTAATATCAAAGAGCAATTGACGGATAGAGTCGATGCATACCTTGAGTATGTTGCCGACGAATGGATGCAAGAAAATCAACTTGCAATCGAGCACGGTCTTAAAACCGAAATGACTGAATCATTCCTTACTGGAATGAGAAGTCTTTTTGAAGAGCATTATGTAACTATCCCTGAAGAAAAATATGATGTACTCAATAGTATGGTAGAAAAACTTGATGAGATGGAAGATAAACTCAACGAGCAGATCGAAAGAAATATTGCTCTCAACAAAAGATTAGCCGAGTCAGTTTCCGATGTAATTTTTGCAGAAGTCACTGAGGGTCTTGCACTTTCTCAGAAAGATAAACTCGCTTCTCTTGCAGAAAATGTTGAGTTTGATGGTGAAGCAAGCTATCGTGAGAAACTGGTAACTCTGAGAGAATCTTATTTCCCTTCAGATACCGGAACTCAAAGAGACGAATCTGACACTATTTCAGAGCAAACAACAGAGACTAAAGAATCTGTTTCTGGTTTAATGGAAACCTATTTGAGCACTCTGAACAGAGTCTCTAAAAAGTGAATTATTAATTATAAGTCAAACTAAAACTTTTTAAGAGGAAAATCAAATGCAAATGCCTAATTTAGAGCATCTGCAGGAGAAGTGGGCACCTTTACTTGACGCTGATACTCAGAATCCTATTAAAGATGCACACCGTAGAGCAGTTACTGCTCAACTCCTGGAGAACCAAGAAGTAGCGCTCCGTGAAGAGCGTGAATTCCTTACCGAAACCCCAACTAACTTCACCTCTTCTAGTGGTGCTACTGCAGGTCTTAGTGGCAGTGCCACTGGAGCACTGCAAGGTTTCGATCCAGTTCTGATCTCTTTGATCAGACGCGCAATGCCTAACTTGGTCGCTTATGACCTCGCTGGCGTTCAACCAATGAATGGTCCTACCGGACTTATCTTCGCAATGCGCTCCCGTTATACCAACCAGAGTGGCACCGAAGCATTCTTCGACGAAGCAGATACCGCATTCTCTGCTTCAAGCAGCACTAGAGCAGAAGGCGATCTTGGATCTGGTTATGTATCAGGATCTGATGGTGGTTCCGTTGGTTTCGGTACTACTGCTGCTCAAAGCGGAAGCAATCCTGGTCTTCTCAGCCCAGATAGCAACTCTACCCAACTTGACTATAAAGTTGGTCAGGGTATGGATACTGAGGACGCTGAATCTCTTGGCACTAGCAGCCGTGAGTTCAACGAAATGGCTTTCTCGATCGAGAAAGTCACCGTTACCGCAAAGTCTAGAGCACTCAAGGCAGAATACTCCTTGGAATTGGCACAAGACCTCAAGGCAATCCATGGTCTGAATGCCGAAGCGGAATTGGCAAATATTCTCTCCACTGAGATTCTTGCCGAAATCAACCGTGAAGTCATCAGAACCATCTATAAGGTTGCTGAGTCTGGTGCTCAAGCAAATACCGCATCTGCCGGTATCTTCGACCTCGACGTTGATTCCAACGGTCGCTGGAGTGTTGAGAAATTCAAAGGTCTTATTTTCCAAATCGAGCGCGAAGCTAACGCTATCGCACAGAGAACTCGTAGAGGAAAGGGCAACATGATTCTCTGCTCTGCAGACGTTGCCTCCGCACTGACAATGGCAGGTGTCCTCGACTACACTCCTGCTCTCAACGCTAACCTCAACGTTGATGACACTGGTAACACCTTCGCTGGTGTACTTGCTGGTAAGTATCGTGTTTATATCGATCCTTATTCTGCTGCTGGTGGAAACGTTGCTAACCAGTATTTTGTTACCGGTTACAAGGGTACCTCCCCATACGACGCAGGTCTCTTCTACTGCCCATACGTTCCTCTCCAAATGGTTCGTGCCGTTGGTGAGAACACCTTCCAGCCAAAAATCGGATTCAAGACTCGCTACGGCATTGTCGCTAATCCATTTGCTGAAGGTACTAATGAAACCGACACTGGTCGTCTCAAGGTCAATACCAACCGCTACTACAGAAGAGTACGTGTTAACAACCTCATGTGATATAGATTCACATATTTCTTACGGGGATCCTTCGGGATCCCTTTTTTTATCTAAATAAAAATAAAAATGGCAAGAGCATTTGATAAGCAAATAGATAATAGAAATTTTTTATCTCCTGTTGGATTCAAATTTACTTTAGCAAAAGATCCTAAAGTAACATTTTTTTCAAATTCCTCTAGAATACCAGAGATAAGTTTAGGGACTGCGATACAACCAAATTATCTTAAAGATATTGATATTCCTGGAGATAAATTGACATATGGAGATTTTTCTTTAAGATTTTTAGTTGATGAAAATCTTGAAAATTATATGTCAATACATAATTGGTTAACAGGATTGGGATTTCCAGAAAGTGCTCAAAACTTTACTGATCTCTTAGTTCAAGATGATATAAAAGATCCAAAAAATACATTTAGTGATGGGAGTCTTCACATCTTAAATAGCAATTATAGAGATGTTGCCATTGTCAAATTTAGAGATTTATTTCCAACATATCTTACTTCATTGGACTTTGAATCATCGGATACTGACATAAACTACTTTACAGCAGAGGTTACTTTCAAGTATACTGTATATAATATATTAGCACCGGATAACAGAACACCCTTATGAACCTTGAGCAAATTCAGGAGATGTGGCAGAAAGATTCTGTTATTGATCCTGACAACCTACATGATGAATCATTAAAAATTCCCCAACTCCACTCAAAATATTATACCATATACAACACAATTACTCTGTTAAGAGAAAGAGCAAGAGAAACTTATAATCGTGTTAGGTTGGAAAGATATAACTATTATGCTGGAAAGGCACCTGCAGAGGCATATGAGGAAGAG